GGGAATATTCTGCCCAGCCTTCTGATTATTGCCTCTTGAATTTCAAGTATGATAATCTGATCTGAATATTCAGTAGGAACCAAATAACCACCCTCTGCACCAGTCGTTTCATTCAAAGTAGTCTTGATATGCTCTATTACCTCAGGTGAGGTTTTAGCACTCATTCCCGGCGTGATTGCCTTTAGAAACTGACCAAGATAAATTCCATTCTCAGGAACCTGCCCTTTTTCATCAGGTATTGCCCACTGCATCTGTCTTTTCTTCGGGGTCATTTTCTCAATGACTTTATTAACGAGCTCATCTGCTTCCTTCTCTCGTTTAGAAGAATCGCGAGCATCTAATGTCTCGCGAAGATTTGCTACAGTTTCCTGTAGCTCTTTTAATTTCGTTTCAATGTCTTCCATAATTTCCTCCTTCATTTTTTATATCTTTTTTAACACATCTGTAACTTGATTCATTAAATCATTTAATTGCTTATTATATTCTTCTTCTTTCTTAGGTTCTGGTTCTGTTGCCTCATATAACTTGCCTAAAACCGTAATACATTCTTTTATCAATGTCCTATTTTTTTGAGATAAAACCCTACCTTCTTTTTCAACCTGTGGTTCTTTTTCCTCTTGCAACATCTTCAAAAGTATATCTTCAAGTTTGTCTTTTGTAATATCAGGATGCGCCTTCACCCATGCTTTTGCTTTTAATAATGTCCAATCATCGTCCTTAGGAAATCTAAGGGATTGTAATGTCAATGAAGTTTCGCCCTTAAGTCTTCCGGCTATACCAAAGACTTTTGGCTTATCTCGTTTAATTGGTATTCGTTTAAAACTATCATCTTGAAATAAATCAGGATTTCTAATCCTATAACGGATCTCATTTGGCATATCTTCCCAAATTTTTTCTTCGTTTTTGCCTTCTTGCCCTGGGCCAGGACGCTCAACACGACGCATCTGTCCACCGCATTTTTCACACTTCAAATCTTTGCAATGCTTTTCACTTTGTATCTTATGACCACACTTTATGCACTCACAATTAAATTTTTCTTTTTCTATAATTAATCCTTTTGCTATTGCAATCTGCAATGCTTCTGGATTTGATGGAACTGCTACATCTGAATATTCAAGCAAAATCCATTTATTATATATTCTTCTAGCCCCACCATTTGCCTTTTGTTTTTCTTCAGTATCTAAATCTTCAAACTTCAAAGGAATGAATCCAATGGATTCTGCTAATGGGAAACCATCTTTACGATACTGAAATATCTTCTCTGCCTCTGGTGTATTAGCATATATTGTTTTAGCTATAAGTCCCTTATCATCTGACTTAATCCACTCATTCATACCAATTGGAAGCGAGCGATAATCATGTCCGAACAACACCACTGGATGCTTTTTATAATCTTTTAATATTGCGCCTTTAGGATCAATAATTTCTTTATCTCGATCCACCACTCCGGTTGTTATATAGCTAATCACAGCTCTTTCACCCTCTTCAATTTTAACATCGGCAGGAATTAATCCTTTACGAATTAATTGTACCTCCTCCTCAATTCCATGCTCTTCAGCAATTGATTTGGCTAGATCAGGATTAATATCTTTTAAGTTTAATTGTTCTGTTATTAATTTAATATCCTTATCCATCATATTCCTCCTTATGTTTTTGCTATTCCAGATTGTGTACAACGACAATTAATTATATTACCAGGATCTCCAGCAGGATCACCAGGAAACATCAAACCAATAGAAAAGGGCTCCTTAAGTTTTACAATTTCACCATCAATAAGATGACTATATTTATCATTTTTATCTAATCCACGAATATTTGTATCTCTTGATGTTATCCATTCTTTTTCATCGATTACTCCTGATTGCTTATACGCTTCCATCGCTCCTGCATTAGAGGCCGATACGACCTCAGTTCTTGCAATAACACCAGACCATTCCTCAGATATATTAGTAAAAACTGTGTTAATTCGTATCCGCGCCTCAGGTATCCCCTCTCCTGCCTTAATAGCTTCTTTAAGAGATCGTCTTAATTTATCTTGAGTTGTCTTGTTTACTTCATGCGCAAATATAAATGTTTTATCAGCAATCCAAGTTTGTACTGCAGGATTCTGAAGATCAAATGCTATACCTAAACCTAATGCTTCAATTTCTTTTTTAGCATTAGCTTCTAATGTTCCTTCAATTAGTGGTTTGCCTTTTTTACGCATTGCTTTATCAGCATTTTTCTTATTGAATAAAATCCTATTTATCAATTCATCATCCGCATCTTTTTGAATAATATCATTAGGGCATCTCTTTAGGCCATGCTTTTCTAAATTAGATAATGTTTCATCTAATTGTATCTTAAACTCTTTTTGTAAGACTGGTATAAACTTCTTTTCCCAAACATCTGTAAGATCTTTATATAGATACCATTTTTTATCTCTGATCTCTTTTTTCTTTTTCTCTTCTTCCGTTTCAATATTATTTTTGATATTATTTATAATATCATTAGATTGCTCTAATTCAATAGGTTCTCCATGATCAATAATTTCTTGTACTTGTTCTTTAGACAAATCTACCTTCTCAGCTTCTCTTAAAGTCTGTTCTATAATATATCTCTGTGCTCTTTCTCTAGCTTCTTTCAGGCATTGTTCCTTAAATAATTTTTCCTGACGTTCTTTATCCTCTTGATATTCTAGATATTTAGCAGGTTTTCCACCTACTGGTGAAGATCCTACTGGCGCTAGATTCATAGGAGCTCTCCACTCGTCACCCCAAGGTACTGGCTTCAAACCTCTTTCAATTCTTGCCTCATTAATAGTTTTGATACCTGAACGAGTAAGAACCTCATCAGTTGACGCTCTGGTGTTAATGTCGGCCTGCAAAGCATCTATTACAGAATAGTCATATTCAATTTCTAACGATTCATCCCATGGCTTAACTAAAAATTCATTTACTACTGCAGCATATTTATTTAATTTAGGTACCATAGTATTACGCCAAAATATTTCTCGTTGTTCTTTGGAATTAGCATAATTGGCAAATTCAAACACCCCTACCATAGCAGGAGGAACACCAAAGACCCCCATTATATCTTCACGAGTCATCTTCTTTTGACTGATAAATTCCATATCCTTCTGTGATATTCCCAATGCCTGCCAACTAAGACCACCTTCGAGTATGGCTATCTTATGTGCATTACGAGTTCCTTGATGCATCTGTTTCCAAGCAGCTGCTATTCTTTGTTTGTTTTCTTTTTTTATTGAACCTTCTGAAACTAAAGCTCCTCGTGGTTGTGCTGAATTAGCATAAAAATTTTGATTATATTCATCACCTAATCGTTGAATATTAACTGCGGTACGTCCTGCTGATAATGGAGACAGTCCATAATAATCATCAAAAGAATTAAAATATTTGAAATGGAGCACCTGCTCTGGTTTTAATGCTATATATTTATTACTAGCAATTTCATATTTATATTCCTTAATATAATTTTTTTTATCTGGAATTATCTTAACCCTATCAGGTCTTAATGGATAAAGTTCAGTAGGTTTCCCACCTTCAAACATATCTAATAACCAATATGCGTTACCTGTTAATTCTTCATATGATAAAGTTATCTCTTTTAAATCAACACCAGTCACGAAAGGATTTACCTTATTTAAAAGATTTAGAATAGGATGTGTCATTATCTCTGTAGATTCTATCTTATCACCTTTGATGATCTTCTTATATAGTTTCAAAGGAACGCCTGCACCTTGAGAAGCAATGCGTTGAATACAAGTATATACCCACGCTGCATCAGTATATTGCTTTAGATAAGATTTATAATTCTGAGGGGTTGCTCTTCCCATTTCACTAGCATCTTGAAAATCAGATGGTGTTGCATAGACGCGAGCCTTTTCAACCTTTTCAAGTCCAAAGGTATTTAAAATCTTTGTCATTAAACCCATTGTCTCTCCTTTAAAAAAGATTATAGTGATAGGATTTATTGCATTACCTACAAACATCCAAAATCTGCACCGTATATTATTTTAGTAATATATTTTTGGTGTGTTGAACGTTACTACAATAATGAAGATTATTTGTTTGCTTCATTTTTTTCATCGTCAATCAATATTACTACACCGTTGGCCTCACAATATCAATCCCCGACGATTGTATACTTTAATCCGAATTGCGATTTATTCAGTCACACTATAGTCAAAGAACTGGGTGCACAGTCGAGAATCGAACTCGAATCTTTGGGATATGAGCCCAATATGTTTACCATTACACTACCGTGCTAAATTATAAAAATCTTTGTATGTCGACCTGCTCCCAGCAATCCTCACAAAAATCTAAATCACAATAGTTAAGCCATGATTCTATATTTTCTGTTTTATACGTACTTTCTTCATCTTTACTAAGTGTTAAACGAACACCAAATTTGCTATCAGGAGCATGAAATTCTATATCACCGATAGAATAGTATTTATCTTTTTTATTATCAATAATCTTGCCACAAAAATTACATTTACGAATTCTCATTTTATATCACCGTTAACATCGGCCCATCACTTTCGTCAGACGCGTCTGACTGAGCCTTAATTGCTAAAGCTAAAGCATCTGCATAATCAGGACTCTTAAGTCCACGCTTCTTCATATCTTCCTTTGACTCAATCTGAATCTGACCCCTACCCTTAGATGTTACCTTAAATTTCCTACCAGATAATTGTGATAACAAGTGTCTATCAGATGGAATATCAATCGCCTCAGTCTCAAATAAACGCCGCATCGCCCAATGCATCTCAGCCGATAGATTAAAGAAATGCTCCGGGTCATCTGCCTTCGATTGATTGTTTATCCCTCTAACATTCCAACCATCCTCATGAAGTCTATCAGTGACGCCACCACCTAGACCAGTATCGTCTATACATACTGCTGTTTCAGGAATATTATACTTGTCCATTAGACGCTTGACTCTACCGGCGGTCTCCATTGTGTCTCTGCCCTGATACGAAAATAGTTCAATTACCTTAGAACCCTTAATAACAATAAATACAGTATCAGAACTTCCAAACCTCGCTACGTCTACTCCTAAACCTATAGCACCATCTGCCTTGTAAATTAGTCGCTCTGCTGTCTCTACCCATGACAGAGGTATCAAAATATCTTCCGCTTCCTCTGGAAATTCTGCCAAGACCTTGGTGATCCATAAGGGATTAACCTTGCCCCATTCAAGTTCTCTATCTAATATCCATTTAGCAGTTATCAAGCCTGGGATTATCTCCTTACCTGTCTTGACATTTGGTGTATCATAGGCTGAGATCTTGATCTTATTCCAAAGAGCTGGATTTTGACATGCTTTATAAAATCTACCTGATGGGGAAGTGGGATTGCCAAGTACTAATATTCGACTTCGCTCATTTGTTACTAATGAGGTTGCAACATCCCATAGCTTTGGATTCAAGCCTTGTGCCTGATCTAAAATAACCAATACGTTGGGGGAATGGTAACCTTCAAATCGATAGGCCTCAGCATCGACGTTTATCTTAGGGCTTACCCCTGTAATAAACCAATCTTTCTCCAGCATAAGATTTGTAGCTAACAAATCACCACCTAAGGGAATCTTAGCATGCTTATGCGCTGCGGCTATCTCAGAAAATAAAATCTTCTCCACCTGATCCCATGAAGAAGATGTACAAATAACCTTTGAAGGTATGTGATTATATAAATACCAAAGAGCTGCACGTGCTGCTAAAAAAGATTTGCCTGATCCATAACAGCTTTGAACGATTGTGTAGGGATTATCTCTTACTGAGTTTAGTATGGCTATTTGTTTTTCCCATAGTCTATTTCCGAATACACGATCGTTAAATAATATTGGGTCTTTTAAAAATTCGTCTCTTTGTTGCTTCGCTTCTGTTATGTTGTTCATTTATTTTTTCAATTCAAAAATTAGATCAAACAGAAATTTCCACTTATAGCGATTTTAAACAAGCGTCGTTTCGTGTTTTTTTATACCCCATACCCCACATTAATAAACCCTCTCACAAAACACCGAAGCGTCGATCAATTCCTTAGTAGTAAATGCTTGACACCTTAGCATGCAGTAATGTTTATCAGCAAGTCCATCCAATACTTTTTCCATCGTAACGGCAGCCATCGTATGCTGCGAACAATTAATACACATGTCGAATTGTTTTAATAAATTTTTATTACTCGTCGGTTTCTTCATCGTCGCTCGTCTCCTCGCCGCGAAGTTTAGACATGATGTCTTGCAATGTTAAGCCGCCACTTATCTCAAGACTTTGAGCGTTCGGAAAAATTTTCTTCATAAGATCTATGAGTACGGTACGATCAGTTAATGCAAGATCGACATAGCGTTTAACTAAGGACCCACTACCTGATGCTTCAGCTTCACGCATTGCTTGTTTAAGTTCTTCCAGAGGTGAGTGTCCTTTGGGGCGCCCTGCGCGGTTAATGTCTTTGCGTCGCTCTTGGAAGCCGCCTTTGCCGGATTTATTCATTGTTTCCTCGTCGATAAAAATATATATTTACGTGAATAAACTACTTGTCGACTAGTTGAAATAAAAGCGATTTGTTAATAGAAAGCAAAAAGCCTACTATATTATACAAATTTTTACATATACTTGTCAAGGTTTATTTTATTTGGTTAACTAAAAAGGTAGGAGCTAACGATGATTAACTAATCGATTTTTTAAATTGGTTATTTCATTATAAATTGTATTTAAACGATTTTTTAAAATTTGATT